ATTGATTGCCATATCCGCAGGGGTACTATTAGTAGATATTTGACCAAACTGAGTTCCACCATCCGCAAATATTATTTGTCCACCATCAGCATCAAGGATGATGTCGCCAGCAACGTCTAGTGTTAGGTCGCCTGTAGCGTTTGTAATCGTACCCTCAGAGCCAGAATGCGTTATTTGCAAGTCAGCATCTGCGCCAATATTAATAATCGCTCCATCAGAGTTGAGAGACAGATCGTCACCGACAGTGACATCCCCCGCAATGTTTAGATTATCAAAGTGTGCATTGTTAAAGACGTTCGCCGCTACCGCGCCAGAACCCGCGCCGTTAAAGAACACAACCGCAGTCGTACCCGCAGGAACCTCGTAGTCATTAGATGCGTTATATGTGCCTTGAAACAGCAGTATGCTGCGCGAACCAGATAAACTGTTGCGAACGTAAATAATCTTTTCGGCGTCGTTGGGCGTTAATTGCACAAATGCAGTGCCTCCAAGGTCGCTGCTGTCATCAAAAATAACTAAACGATTACGACCATTCGACGCTGCACCGTCCGAAACAGGAAGTGTGTTTGGAGAACCTGATGACCCCGTGGACGCTAGAGTAACTGTAACCTGTCCGTCTAACGAAGTGTCTAAAAGTTGAAAGTTTGTGTTTGTAGTATCGCCCCATGTGCCCGACTGTTCACCAGTGGCTATGAGTTCAATACCGTTGTTCAGTGTATATGTACTAGGCATTTTCTATCCTATGCTGCTATTTCCGTCCAACCTGGAGATTGGTTCGGGTTAATTGAAGTATAACTCGGATTTTGATCTGGAACAATACGGCCCCATACTAACGGCTGACCGACCTGACCTGTAGCGGAAACTCCTGTAGGAGATACGTTCGCTTTTGCAATGACTGAGACAGAGCCAACGGACCCTGTGGCGGAAACTCCCGTTACATAAACGGTCATTCCAAGGTTGACTGAAACAGAACCAACGGATCCTGTACCCGCAAGACCAGTTATTGGTACATTTGCACTAGCCTGTGCCTCGACCGCACCAACAAGGCCGTTTCCACGAGCGTCCATTGTGACTGGAATAACCGCCCCAGCGTCCACGGTTACAGAGCCAACGGCACTTGTGGCCTCAAGACCAGTAACAGGGGTTATCGCATCTGCGGTAACAGTTGCAGTGCCAACCTGACCTGTAGCCTCAAGACCAGTCGGAGACACATTAGCCTCGGCAACGACTGAAACAGAACCAACAGCCCCTGTGGCCTCAAGACCAGTGACTGGTACATTTGATGCAGCATCAATTGTGACACTACCAACAGCCCCTGTCCCCGCAACTCCCGTCGGAGCTACATTTGCATTTGCTACAACTGAAACAGAGCCAACGGATCCCGTGGCCCCAACCCCGTCTACAGAGACTTCGAGGATGGGACTGCCCCACGACCCATTACTCCATGTGGACCGACCCCACCCTTGATATAGAGTTGACGAGGCCACCGACGAACTCCTTTAAGCTATACGGATGATAGCATTGCTGGCGTCCGCTGTGGGAAATACAATGGTGAAATCACCTGCTGTTGATGTTTTATCGCCACCAAAGTCTAACACCACAACCGAAGGATCACCCGCCGCGCTATCGTTAAAGATCAACGCGCCACGGGCTGTGATCGTCGCCGTGCTAAATGTTAGGTCAGCAAAATCAGTTAACGCTGTTGTGCCGCTGGTGCTTGGGTCAACCCGAGTAAGCGCACCACCTTTGGCTGTGTACCCAGTTCCAGATACCTCGTTCGAAGCGGTATACGCTGTTGTCGCAGCAGTAAATGATGCGTTGTTATCATACAAAGCAAGGTTAAAGGTGCTACCACCTGAGTTTTTAAAGTTGTGAACAGCCTCAAGAAGCTCCTTCTTAAAGCTCGTGCACATGAAGTTACCAGTAAAGGCCATGTCACATTCTCCTTATAAGTTCAGCAAGGTCAGGGTGCCCCGCATCTTTGATTGCATTATATACAGTAGTTCGATCACTTTTAACAGCTTCTCGTAAATAGAACCCGACTAGCTGTACAATACGTTTCTGAAAAGCACGGGCTTGCGCTTGTATTGCAGGATGTGCTTCATCCGAAACTGAAATGATTTTTTCTGCACACCGTTCTGCTATTTCTTCTGGCGTAAAGCCACGGTTCTGAGTGGTGTGTACCTCTACCTTAAAATCCTTGGGCAAATCTATATTTAACTCTGGAATCATGTTCGTGGTTTCCTAATCTGACCGTAACGATACTCATCAACAACCTCTTGAGCTTCACCAAGATTTTTCAACCGTGAAATACCCTCTGCAAAACGCTGATTGTACATCTGCATCAAGTTCGGATCACCTTTCATATAGGTATACGCCTCAACCAAAGAAGCATACAATAGCGTGATCTCTGCATTATCAGACAGCCAAGTAGTTCCTGATCCCGCCCCCACAGTCAAAGACGCGGGTCGGTACAAATAATGTATATCCACAGTATAGTTAGCGTCAGGAGTGGGACCTAAAATAAAATTACCCACATCAAACTGGGCATAGTATTTTGGCTGTCCTGTGGTTGTAGCGTCAGGTGTATACGTCTGCACGAAGTCTAAATCTTTAAATAACAGAAACTCTTGTGACCCGCTTACAGCTATGCTTAACGAAAATGGAGCAAGGAAATCGGAGGGCGCTGCAAGATACTTGTTGCCTGTTGTCATAATGCCTGACTGATTTTTTTGGAACAAGTTAAGCTGCACACTTTTTAAAATACGCTCTTCCGCCAACCTGATAAACAAAGGGAGGTTGTTTACGAAACTTGTCTCATCGTTTTCCGTATAATCCTGAATGGCTGTTTTCAGTTCATCGTATGTCATGCTCATGTCGTCACCGTCACTGTTCCGACTGAACCAACCGCAACCAATTTATTCGGCGGCGATAGCCCGTCTTGGTAATTGTACCCCACAGGGTTCCAGCCCCACTGTGTCGCTCGTTGATTAGGCAATCCCGTTTCTGGTCTCGGATTATACAATGCTTGTGGATCAGGACCTACGCGAATAGGTTCTAGCTGTGGATGCTTGGGTTCATACTCATCGGGACCCACCAAAGAACCCGTCCATTCCTTCTTCATCTCACGAAGACGGTAACGGCGACCTGACCGATCCGATATACCCCAAGCATGTTTACCACTAGCGTATGTCATTATGCCCTCAAGTAACGAATGCTAGGCTGCAACTTCAATGGTGTGCGACCTTCATCCTCGTCCGCTGCACGTTGGAACTCTTCCTCGTACACCGACTTTAAAATCTGCAAGCGTTCGGGCGCTCGTTTCATACCCATGTAATATGCTAACCCCGCCACCATACAAGGATAAAAACGAAAAGGCATGTCAGTAGTATTAACAAGGGTATCAGCATCGTCGATCCGCCGAACGTAATAATAAATGAGTTGATCTGTTGAGTTTTCAGGAACTGCCCAGAGGTTAATTACGGGATCAATCTGCCTGTCGAAATAAAACTGGCTTGGTCGGCCCTGCGTTGTTTTGTTGGGTAGTCCAGAATAATCCCCACGACTGATCCGATCTATCGAGTAGTCCGTATTATTTCTACGAACCACAACATCCAATATATCAACAACATCGCTGGTAAGAGTTTCTTGGGCTTGCCCTTGGGTCAAAGTAATTGTGGCCTGTTTAACAGTCCACAGGTTTAACCCTCTATTAGCCCAGTCGGCAAACATCAGGTTCAACGACCTCCGCGCCGTTCTGGCATCATAGCCCGTGCGAACCTCGAGGCCACAGCGTTCGTACGCTTCCTCGATAATTTCGCCAACGTCCATGTTAAAGTCGCGTGAACCTGAAGTAGCCATTAGTAAGTAGTCCCTTCACCCATGCCAGACATCTGAACCGCAGGATTGCAACCATGGACTTTTCCACCGTGTTTAAATCCTTTACGAGCCATACCGCCGCGCATCATGCCTTTGACCTTGCCGCCTTTTTTAAATCCTTCGACGCCTCGGCCCTTTAATATATCTTTCTTTGTGACTTCGCCGTCACCCGTAAGATCAGGAAATTTTTCAGCCATTACTTTTTCCCCTTAACTTTACCGCCGCGCATCATACCTTTGACTTTACCGCCGCGCATCATCTTCTTCTTGGGCTTGCTAACCGCACCCCCACGCATCATCTTCTTCTTTCCACCACGCATCATTCCAGGCATATTAAAGTTTCCTTTCTCTCCGAGCTAAGATGTGTCTTTCATAATCTTCTTTATCATAGTTTGTATAATACCCTAGTTTTTCCAACTTTGCAGCAGCGTTTTCTAATTCACTCCACCGTTGTATAAAAACTACGGCGTGTTCGCGCAAATAGGCCAACAGCCATATATCAATACCCGCAAAAGTAAAAAACTTATTCAAGGCCATACATTCTTCTTCTAGTTGATCGTAGTCGTTACCGTAGTCATAGTCAAAAATCATAGTGACTTTGTAACCCGTACGAAAAAACTTCGATGACTCATTCAAGACATCAGCCCATAGGTCATCAGTTACAAGCATCTTTACTTCACGGTTCTGGTAAGCAGGTAAAGCAAACGGACAGGCAGCTACCCCGTTGTTATAAACGGTAGGTTTCGATAACTCTTCTGCCCACTCTTGTATCAAAATACCCTCACTAAACCACCACTAGCTTTTTTCTGTTTCCAACTAATCCGCTTGGAAGATTTTTTCTTTTTGGCTGCTGACGTGCATTGCGCCATTGTCGGACGACAAGCAGGATATCCCTTCCGCTTTTCCCCCTTTTGACGACCACAAGGTTTACCTGTCTTACAGTCTACCCAACCCTTCCCATCATTCTGAGAAAACCATTCGCGGAGAGAGTTTTTCTTTTTCGCCATTATGCGTACTTCGTCCCCTTACGACGAGCCTCCATGACCTGACCACAACCAGAAGCTACCATTCCGCCATCTCTATACCGATTGCGCGTGGTCCGTTTGGGATTATCAACCGAAGCTACTAGCCCACCATCAGCTTTCTTTTGTTTTTTCTTAGAAGAGTTTCCCCAGTTTGCGGCCCCGACCTTTCGGCATTTGGACAGCGCCCCGCTTGCGTACGCCGAGGGCCAAACCTTGTACCGACTTTTGACCTTGTGATAACACGCGTCCTTTTTTGTTTTTGCCTTTTTTGCCATTAGTCATTTCCTCTGGAGGTTTGGAGATTTGAAAGGGCATCTGTCCACGACTGATCATAACTTGCTTGCCTTTCTGTCAAACTCTCTACTGCTTGAACTAAATGATCTATTTTAACGTCCATGACTTCTGTGCGTTTGTCTACCGTAAGTAACGTAGAAATCATCCACACAAGACCCGCAGATCCTAATGTTAAACCTGTACCCCAGAACAGAAGCTGTACATTCTTATCCATTCTACTTACCACTGCTTGCATGACCAATACTTGGCCTTTAGTTTATCAAGAGTGCCTTTGTCACACCCGTGCCTTGCACGGAATGATTTTCTAGCCTTGGGGTTAGATTTTCGAATCTTCATATTGGCGTCCCCAAAACGGACAATCTTTTCTTTTCCTTTGTCACATGCTTTAACAACAAACTTTTTGCCGCCAGAAACTTGACGTTTTGGCTTGTTGCATTTCATCTTTGACTTGTCGATCTTCGCCATAATCACTCCAAACTAAATAGCAGCGGGAGTTACCCCGCCGCTAAAAAATCAACCAAACATCCCTGTAATAGAGGTTATGTTGGTTAGGGTAATATGACACTCATCGTCGAAGATGATGCCGTGATCTGGAATGGTGACTTGAACCCAATCACTGGTGTTAAACACCATGTCCAACTGAGTTGCGCCACCACTGCCATTTTTAAACACTACTTGCGGTGAACCAGAAGACGCGGTTTGTACCGTAAACGCCTTTAACCTAGTTCGACCACCTTGCAGTGTTCCCGTAGCCGTAGCTGTTTTGGCAAAAATAGAAGCAGCCATGACGCCCTCCTATTAACCAAGGTTATTGTTTTGCTGATACAAAATAGTAAACCGTACTTCTCCAGCATTTGTTGCCGCCGACGAAGTAACCGTCAAACGAATGTCCGCTGTGCCCGTGTCTTCCCAAGCCAATGCCGCACCAGCTTCTGTGGTCGGATATTTACGACCTGCTGTTGTACCACTCGCAAAAGTGTTTAAAATTGTAGACGCACCGCCCACTGTATCACCAACGCTCAAGTTAGTCGTCGTGTTTGCCGCTGTAATCACATCAATCACGCAATCAACAATCTGAGAGTTTGCTGGGATAACAACGTCAGTCACTTGAGCAGCCAATGCACCGCCAGATAAATCTGCTGCAAAAGTCTGCGCCATTACAACTTGACCAGTGTTTTTGATGTTTGAACCAAGAGTTGTACCCGTGGTTTCTTTAATGGTCCCCGCTTTAATAGGACCTGAAAAAGTAGATGTACCCATATCGATCTCCTGTCTGGGTTAGCCAGTCGCACCATGCAACTGTCAGGGATACAAAAACCATACAGGAGAAACAGACAAAAAGAAAGGGGCTACCGAAGCAGCCCCAGTCTATCAGGGAGGAGGTATATGAAAGTACCCCCTACACTATAGCACAGATTTATGCACCTGGCGAACCAAATACTGCGCGTGGGTCTGAGAAACCGAACGAGTAACGCTCACGCGCTTTGAAGCGCATGTTACCTGTATCGAAGTCTGCTTCCATGCCAGTAGTCATTGGCGTACGCTCGAAGTGGATAAATCCACGAGGCGCGTCTGTCATGACGAAGAACGCATCTGGGTCCGTTAGGAAGTCGTTAACGGCGTAACCGTTTGGCAACATACCCATTGAACGCAGCGCGTTAGTGTCATTGTCGGCTGTGCCAACACGCAAGTTTGATACCATCAAACGCTCTGCAACGAATTGCAGTTGACGTGGGATGATCAACTTGGTGCCGCGCAACGCGACTTTAAGACCACGCTCGTCAACAAACCCTGCAACGCTGATCAACGCGTCTTCCAAAGAAGTCTCGTTTAAGTCAGCCGCAGTTGTTGGTTCGTTGGCAAATGTCCCACCTGATGTAAGTGGGTGGTTGGTCGCACAAAGCGCAACACCGTCACCACCAGCAGATGCGCCAGCAGTAAATGCGTTGTTAAGAACCGCAGCGGCCTTAACTTGTTTTGTGTGAGCCATTGACCGAGCCAACGCACGAGTATAACGTGAGCCTAGTCGATCATAAAGGTTATCTTCGATAGCCTCTTCTGTGATCGAGAATGCCAACGCGATAGTCTCGTGGTTATAACGAGCAGTATACGCTTCGTTTGCGTCGTCGTAGTTGATTGCAGAACCTTCCGACTTGGTTGGTGCTGCGCCGAAACCACTCAACATAACTTCCTCTTCGAATGCTCGATCAGAAGATTCTGTTGTGTAAATCTCTGCATGTTGGTCTTCGTACCTACTGTACTCCATACCGAACAAGGCGTTGAGACCAGGTTCCAACTCTTTCGCTAGTTGTGCGCGAGAGATAGCCATAAGTTAGTCTCCTTATACGCCAGTAGTCGATGGAGTACCAGCAACAATCGCACCATTGGCGGAGTTGAAGCTGTTATTCAATCGAACGATTACAGGGATACCAGCCGCTGTGAAATCGCTGTTTTCTGGATCATCTTGGATTCCGATGATACGCAGTTGCAGCGCAGCAGTGGCGGCGATTGTGCTAACACCCAACTTAGCAGATGAGATACCTGTGGTAGAAGAACCAGAAGTAGCCGTTGCAAAGTTTGCGTTTGCGAACACATGACCACGCGCAGTTGCTTCGCTAGTAAGTGAAGCGTCTGAACATATAACAAATGTTTGCATTGGGTTGTCATACACGAAGGCTTTGACAGGATGATTAGAATCCGCGCCAGAACCAGGCCAGTTATTGGAAAAAATAGTTTCACCAGTAGTGGACGAAACGTATTCGCATCCCCAGAACACACCTAAAAGACCCACAGTGCCTCCAGCAGCCGCGCCAACAATGTCAATAAAGCCAGTTGAAAGCGGGATAACAGGAGAACCTTGATAGATCGCGTTAGTGTTTCCAGAGGCGATACGATACTCGGTCGCACCAGTGGTGTTCGCAGCCTGACCGACTACGCCAATCGGGCGAAGCCCGAATGCACCGTTAGTGTTTGCCATAGTAGCAATCCTCTAAATTATTCGGTGTCTCGTCTTGATCCACCGAAGGTTACACGACTTTGCCGAGTTTGATTAATCGGCATTGAAGGATGTTGTTCCTTCATAAGGTCCTGATCTACAGCTACCATCTGTTCGCGGGTTCGGCCCCCGTAATACTCGTTTCTTTCTTGGGCTGTTTCGGCAGGAATGCGACACAACATCAGACCACCTTGACCGATGACGCCCTCGTACCGACCATCGTCGATAGTTGGAGCCTCGTAGTCTGGGTACTCGTCTTTACGGACGGGTTCCCAACCTTCACGCAACTTGGAGTTTACGTTCATCTTGTCTTCTTCGCCGCGCATTGCGACTCGAATCCAACGATGCACAAACCCTTCAGGTGCGGGAGGTGCGGCTAAGTGACTGGGCGGTGCCCATGGTTTTCTGCGCGTTTCAGTTTCGCGTGTTGCGCTTTTGCGCGGTGCTCTTGTGTCAGCCATGATCTCAATCCTTTACATACTTGGCGTATTCTTCGAGAGGTACGCCCAGTTTTCTCGCAATCGCTACTTGTGAGTGCGATAACTTGACCGACCTGCGCCCCTGTTTGTTAGTGCGGGATGCGGAATTACCAGCAGAAGCGACCTGATTTCCACCCGATTTCTTAGCCGTATTAAACTTGTGCGGAAACTCCGAACGAATACGACCATCTATTTCAGTATAATACTCATCGGTGTTCGGGTCAAACCCCTCTTCTTCGACAAGTCTACGATGTATTGTGAATGCCGCAGTGGTCATGATCTCATCATTCCCAAACCACTCATTCTTTTCTGCCCATGTTTTTGCCTTTGGATCAACCTTTACAGGGGTTTGAGCCTGTTGAGCAGGGGCTTGTTGTTGCGGCTGCGCTTGCTGTTGAACCTGCATTCTTTGCTGTTGTTCAACCCGAGTTTTCGCCGCGCCATACCGTTGTTTGTCAATTGCAATCTGAGCAATTTGCTCTTGAGCAGCAAGCATTGCGTCGGAATCTCCAGACTCATATGCCTGTTTATACGCCCGTTTTGCTGCGTCTTCTTGCGTTGTCAGTCGGTTACCGTACTCGTTTAAGTACCCACTGTCTAACTGTTGAACTCGGCCTTTCAGCTTATTGTTTTCATCCAATAGCTTTTGCGCCATTCGTACCGCTTCTTCACGGTCTCGTTGTTCATTGCGATAACGCTCAGTGAGTTTTTTAATACGCTTTTGTACTTTCTCACCGTATTCTTCAAGTTCACCTTCGCCTTCAGCCGAGGCTACTTGCGCCTTTTCTTCCGACTTAGATTCATCTTGCTGTTCTTCTAAAACAACTTCTTGTTCTTCAATCTCTTGCTTTTCTTCAGCCATAATCCTGCCCTATACTTGTTTTACATCGTCTGGCTCTAAAATCGTAGCAATAACCTCATCATCGTTGATGATGCGGACTTCACCGCCGTCGATTTTAAAACGAGAACCTGAGTACCTGCCTATGCAAACCCATTGGCCTTCTTCACACCAAGGTGCTTCGTCGGGTCCAAACTTGTTCGGATCCTTATATGCCAACGGCCCTAACTTCAGAACGTACGCGACTACCGTAGCAATCGACTCTCGTTCTCGAACTTCATCAGGGATGTATAGGCCACTCGAAGTTTTAGCTTTACCTTGATACGGCATAACTAAAAGCCGCCAACCAGTTGGTTGCGGCAATCGTTCGAGTAACGGTTTTTCTAAAAGGGATGGATCTAGTACGCGGTCCTGTGCATTTACATATGCGCTGTCAACTGCAACACCAGAGACTTCAGCTTTAGCAGCGTCTTTCTCTTTGTTCATTTTCTGCGCGACATGGTCAGGAAGATATAAAGTCTTCGACATCGTCTACGTTTCTCTCCAGCAGGGTCTTGATTTCTTCTCTAGCGTAAGCGAGGCCCCGTATCTCCCCTACAGACATTTTATACTGCTCCCAGTCTTTTACAGAACCGTGAGAAAGAGCCGCTCCAATATCTTTTTGCCGCTCTTCAATTTTCTTATACAGGTGTTTTGCCAAATCGACAACATCCATTATAGGTTGTCCTTATATTCCTCTTGTAAATCGGATGTAAGCGGACCACCTTCAGCCCATGCATCACATACATTCTCTTTCATACATGTAAATTTAAGCAGTTGGCAATAGCCAAGTTCACCCGAGCTATCTCCGATGCACTCCAACATGTCTTCCGTTTGGTTATAGGAACTACAAGTGCCGCACTCTTCCTCACCAATAGCCGCACCGTAATTATATTCATCAATCGCTACTTCTCGATTCATGTCATTTAATTCAGGGTCTTGCGTTGGAAGCGGACAACTGTTGCCTTCTTCTGTTTCTTCCATCTTGTCCACAGGCATTCCATCTGGAAGAATGCTAATCATAATTGTCGGCATTACGTTCTCCTAATCCATTCATATATCTTTTTGGTTTTTTCTAAGCGGTCATCTAAGCCGTGAGTCCCGCCGTTTACCCTGCGAGTTACCTCTGTAATTACCTCGTCATTGACGCCTTTGTCTGCAATATTAAAAAGTCCATTGCGCTTAAAAAACCAGTATGCGCTTTCAAAAGCATACTCTGTAGCTACAAGATCAGGGTCTTTCATAACATCAGGCAAACGCATTTCCGATGCAAACTTTCGGTAGTTGGAACGCCCAGTGCATTGTAAAAATCCTCGGCCTCGGAACGCCCAGCCGTCATTTTCCTCAATATTTCCGAGCGCACCCTTTTTTGATCGATGCTCATCCATGTACACATAGTTAGCAATCTTCTGAGGGTTTCGAGCATACTTAGATGCATCCTCTTTTCCCTCTCCAAAGTAACGACGAAACACACGGTTCAATGCGTCTTCTGAATAGTTTAGGTTTTCCTCTGTCTGCTTGAAGTAACCACTCTCATGCGCCGATTGACCCAGCAAATGCGCCCCGCGTTCTGGTGATAACTCGTAATGCTCGACGATTGCCCT